TACGGCTGGTTCGACGAGATGGCCGCATGGCGGTACATCCAAGAGGCGTGGGACATGGCGCAGCTCGGTATGCGCCTCGGCGCGCACCCGCAGATCTGCATCACGACCACCCCGCGCCCCCTGCCGCTCATCAAGCAACTCATCAAGGACGAGCGGACCGCCCTCACCAAGGGCACCACGTACGACAACCTGCACAACCTCGCCCCCACTTTCCAGCGCGCGGTCATCGCCAAATACGAGGGCACGACGCTCGGCCGCCAGGAACTGGACGCAGAGGTTCTGGACGACCTCCCCGGCGCGCTCGTGGCCCGCAGGCACATCGACGGATCGCGCGTCGACACCGTCCCGGTGGAGCTGATCGACATCGTCGTGGGCATGGACCCCGCAGGCACCGGTACCGGTGATGAGACCGGCCTGGTCGTCGTCGGCAGGGGCGCAGACCAGAAGAACTACGTGCTCGCCGACGCCTCCCGGAAGCTCACCCCCAACGACGCGGCCAACGCCGCGTGGGGGCTCATGGACACGTGGTCCGCCACCCTCCTCGTGGTGGAGGACAACGGCGGCAAGGACTGGATCGAGTCCGTGCTGCGCGCCGTGTACAAGGAGCGCGGCTACGACAAGCACTCGGCCCCCCTGCGCCGCGTCAACGCCTCCCAGGGCAAGCGCCTGCGCGCCCAGCCCGTCGCCATGCGCTACGAGCAGGGGCGCGTCTGCCACGTCGGGAGCTTCCCCGAGCTCGAAGACCAGCTCACCACGTGGATCCCGGAGGAAGATCCCTTCGACAGCCCCGACCACATTGACGCCATGGTCCACGCGGTCGCTCACCTGATGGGCAAGTACGACCGCAGCGAGACCAAGTTCCTGTCCCCTCACGCGTTCAAGGGCCGGGGCGTCACCGGCGAACACCCCGCCATGGCGGCACGGCGCCGGGCAACCTCCCGTAGCGCAACTGCGTCATGATGGGGATCAACATGGACACGATCACGCTCATCGTCGGGGCTCTGGCCACCGCGCGCCTCACCCGCCTTGTCACCACCGACCGCATCACGCAGACCCCGCGCGGCTGGGCGCTCCGCAAGCTCGACCCGAGCGGGCTGCTCGCCTACCTGATCGTCTGCGACTGGTGCGTCTCGGCGTACACCGGCGGGACCGTCGTCGGCGTGATCCTCCTCGGAGGGCAACCCGGATTCTGGGTGCTCGCCGCACTCGCGTTCAGCTACGTGGCCGGATGGCTGGCCCGAGGAGAGGTGGAGTAGATGGGGATCCGAGACGCGTTCCGGATCGGCACGGGCGGGGCGGAGCCGGCACCCAAGGCCGTCGTTGCGGCCGCCATGCCCATGACCGGGCCCGATGTAGCCCGCATCAACCGGGGCCGCATGCAGCAGACCCAGGAGCAGTGGCAGCGAGAAGCCTGGTACTACTTCGATGCGGTCGGGGAGCTGCGCGGGCCCCTCGCGTGGATCGCCAACGCCGTGTCTCAGGCCGAGCTGCACGCCACCACCCTCGACCCGGACACCGGGCTGCCTACGGGCCCCTCGGAGAACACCAACGCCACGGCCGTGGCCGCGCAGGCGTTCGGCGGCGCGGCGCAGCGCGCGGGGCTGCTTCGCCTGATCGCCCTGTGTTGGCAGGTGTGCGGCGAAGCGTGGATCATCATCCAGCCACAGCCCAACAAGCGGGGCAAGCCGCAACCGGACAAGTGGCTCGTCCTGTCCGGCAACAAGATGCAGGCGAGGGGCACCGAATGGCAGTACACCGATCCGTTCACCGGCGCGCTGATCACCCTGACCAAGTCAGATCGCCTCATTCGCGTCTGGTGCCCGCACCCTGACGATCAAGCCAAGGCCGACAGTGCGGTGCGCCCGGCGCTGCCGATCCTCCGCGAGATCGAGAAGGCGTCGCAGAACATCGCCGCTCGGCTCGACTCCCGCATCGCCACCAACGGCATCGCCGTAGTCGCGGACGAGCTGTCCGCCTCCGGTGACGACTTCATGGCGCAGCTCATGAACACCGCCGAGCTCGGACTTCAAAACCCCGGCCAGGCGTCCTCCCAGGTCCCCCTGGCGTTCAACGCCCCGGGTGAGCTCATCGCCAACGGGGGCGCGTTCGCGCACTTCGACCTGAACACCGAGTTCGACGCGTCCGTGGTGGAGCTGCGCACGAGCGCCCTGGACCGCCTCGCGTCCACGCTGGACATGCCGAAGGACGTCGCTGCGGGCACACAGGGCGAGTCGAACCACTGGTCGGCGTGGCTGGTTTCGGAGGACACGTACAAGATCTTCATCAAACCCCTGCTGCAAGCGGTCGGGGACGCGGTCACCGAGTTCTGGTTCCGGCCTGCGCTCGTCCTCATGGGCGAGAGCGAAGATGAGGCGGCCCGCGAGGAGATCGGCTGGGATACCACCGCGATCGTCGCGCGCCCGGATGACCGGGAGACGCTGGAGTCACTGTACGAGAAGCGGCTCATCTCGGACGAGTACATGCTGACCGAGAGCGGTGTCTCGCTGGACGCCATGCCGGGCGAGGAGGAGCGCACGCGCCGCTTCCTGGAACAGGCCATCCTGTCGGGCGTGCCTGCGGCTCTCCTGGCCGACCCGAACGTGGCCGAGGCGATCGGGCTCGACATCGAGATCAGTCCCATCGCTGCCGGCGTGGACGCGGAGGTCGGTGCGGGTGGCGAGCTGGAGGCCCCCGAGCCCGAGCCGCCTGCGCTCCCGGGCGCGACTCCCGGCACCCAGGGCGAGGAGCCGACGCCTGAGGCGGTCCCTGAGGGTCTGGTCGCTGCGGCCGAGCTGATCGTCTACGACGCGCTCTCCCGCGCGGGCGGGCGCCTGCTCACGAACCAGAACCGGGGGCAGTTCAAAACGACGCCCCGGCATGCGCTGCACACGGCCACCCCGGCCACGGACCCGTTCGCGCTGCTGGAGGGCTCATTCCAGTTCACGGACCGGGTAGCGGACGCGTACGGCATCGACCGTGAGACGTTCACGGCTGACCTGCACGAGTACTGCTACTACCGGCTCCAGTCCGGTAAGGCACACGATCCGGATGCATTCCGGCGGCGCATGTGGATGCTGGTGCGCCCGTGACCACGCCCCTGAGCGAGGACCCGCACCTGCCGCAGCGTCTGCGCGCCCAGTCGTTCATCCGGGGCGGGGAGGCGCGCATTGCCCGTACCTGGTTCCGGGGCGTCACCCGCCTGCTGGACCGGGTGCGGCCGGCCGTGCTGCGTGACGGGGGAATCGATCCGGGGCGTGTGAGCGACCACAGCGGGTTCTGGACAGAGGTCGTGGACCAAGAGGTCGTACCTGAGGTCGCAGGCGTGCTGGCGGACGCATGGCGGCGCGTCACGGCCGCCGGGGACCCGCCCACGGACCCTTTCGTGTCGGGCTACCTCAACGAGGTGGGCAACCGCATGTCGAACGTGCCCGACGAGATCTACGGGCTGATCGTGGTGGAGGTGGAACGGGGCGTGCAGGAGGGGCGTGCGCTGGAGCGGGTGCGCGATGACATCCAGGCCATCCTGACCGCCACGGGCACGCCGTACTGGCGGGGCAGGGCGATGACGGTGGCGCGCACGGAGACGATCGGCGCGGTCAACGCGGGCATCTTCCGCTCGGCGCAGCTGGAAGCGGAGGCGCGCGGGGACGTCGCCCCGTTCAAGCAGTGGATCTCCACGGCCGATGACCGTACGCGGTCGACGCACAAGGCGGCCGACAAGCAGCGCACGCTGCTGTCGGGGCCGTTCGTGGTGGGGGGTGCGCGGCTGGCGTTCCCCGGGGATCCGCGCGGGCCGGCGAACGAGGTGATCAACTGCCGCTGTTCGATGCTGCCGGTGGTGCTGGGTGAGACGATCGACTGGACCGACCGTCAGAACGCGAGAGGGACGACGTGAGCAAGCACGGGCCGATGCACCTCAACCCGCGCCACCCGCTGTGGTGGGGGTTCCCCCTGGCAGCGACGGGTCTCCTGGCCGTGGCCGCCGTGTTCTTCACGGCACAGGCCATCGGGGCCGATCCCTCTGCCTGGCCTGCCGCCATGCTGATGATCCTGGTAACCGCCTTGGGCGCCGGGTTCAGCTACCGCATGTGGAAGAGCGTCGCGACGCACAAGGAGGAGCACCGTAATGGATCTTGAGCTGTACCACCTCATACACGGGTGGCCGGAGATTCCGACCGATTCGGATGAAATCCTGCGCATGGTGACGCAGAACGAGATCACCCTTGATCAGGATCTGCTCCTGTACCTCTGGGCGCGATCGGAGCAGACCCCGTGAGCGCGCCTGACAGGTCTCTCGGCCAGGTGGCGTTCGATGCCTACCGGGAACACCGAATGGGCCTGACGCACGACGGCAAGCTGATTCCCGAGTGGGCGGAGCTCGGACAGGACATCCGCAACGCATGGGTGGAGGCGGTCGACGCCGTGATGATCGAGGTGGGGTCGTGACTCGGACATGGAGCGCGGTGCTCGCGCGCCTGGGCGTACCCACGGGCGACGGACGCATCATCGCGCCTGGGGGCGGAGCCTCCCGGGACCTGCCCCTGCCGATGATGTGGCAGGAACTGTCGGACGAGGGGCACGGGGGCTCGCGCGTGGTCGCCCGTATGGAGACGCTGCACATCGGCGACGGCATGGTGACTGCCACGGGCACGATGCTGGATTCGGCCCCGTACGCGGTCATCGAACAGCTTGAGGCGGGGCTGCTGGGCCCGTCCGTCGACCTGGACGACATCGAGTACACGATGGACGACCAAGAGCGTCTGGTCATCACCAAGTGGCGCATCGCCGGGGCGACGCTCGTGGCCATCCCGGCGTTCGCGGACGTGTCCCTGACGCTGGACCCGATGCCGGTTGAGCCGATGGACGAAGTGGTGTCTGTCGGTCGGTCCGCTACGGACGTCGACATGGACGAGTTCCCGAACATGTACGCCTCGGCCGCGTCGGCTGAGAACCAGTACGAAGCCCTGTTCGCATCAGCGGACTTCGTGGTGCGCCCGGACCCGCTCCCGCCCACCGATTGGTTCCGCCGGCCGGACCTGGACCGACTGACCCCGCTCACCGTCTCGGACAGTGGCCGCGTGTTCGGGCACATCGCCGGGTGGGACGCATGCCACGTCGGTCTTCCGGGCTGTGTGACGCCTCCGCTGAGCGCCTCGGGGTACAGCTACTTCCACGTGGCCGAGCAGCAGACCCAGGAAGGGCACACGCTGCCCGTGGGGACGCTCGTGGCGGGCCCGAGGCACGCGGATGCGCAGCTCGCGTTCCAGGCCGCTCAGCAGCACTACGACGATCCGTCCGCCGCCGTGGCCAGGGTGATGGCCGGCGAGGACGAGTACGGGATCTGGGTGGCGGGTTGGATCCTTCCCCAGGCCAGTCCACAGGCTGTGGAGATCTTCCGCACGTCGCCCGTGAGCGGGGACTGGCGGCGCGTGGGCGGAGCGCTGGAGATGATCGCGGTGTGCAGCGTGAACACGCCCGGCTTCCCGGTCCCGCGCGCGCGGGTGGCGTTCGGCGCCAACGCGTTTGCCCTGGGGAGCCACAAGGAGGGTGTGCAGCGCACGCTCATCGCGTCCTCGGGAATCACCCCGGTCAAGGGCGAGTGGGTGGACGCACGAGCGTCCGACTCGTTCGTCAAGACGTACGACGAACAGACCGCCCGGGCCAAGTGGGCCTGGGCGCAGAGCGAAGGGGCGAACCACGATGGGTAGTTGCTGCGGGGGTCGCAAGGCGGCCGACAAAGAGGTCGAGGTGACGTTCCGCGACGGGTCGAAGAGGCGGGTTGCGAGCCTCGCGGAAGCACGTTTGGTGAGGGCTACGGACGACACAACGGGTAACCACGTCCAGACGTGGCGCTGGGTGCCCAAGATCGCTAAGAGTGCGTAACTAGCTTCGCATCGACACACAGTAGACGGGTTAGACACTTATTCCGGTTAACCGCTATAGAGAACTCCTCGCATAGGTGTTATGCGGAAGTCGTGTCTAACCCGTCTACTGTGAGGCAGTTGGTGCGAAGTTACGTACTCGTCCGGTGCAGCACAACCCTGTTCGGAGCGTGCTCAAAGACGGCCTCTACTGAGTTCAGCTCGGATACGGGCACCGCAGTCCATACACCCTGGGACCCGTTCTCCAGCGGGATTGCGCCCCGGACGCTGTCCAGCCGCTCGGCGAACTGCATCTGGTCGGGACCGTCCGTCACTCGCGCCAGAAGCCACTTACCCGGCTGCCGCTTCCACGCGTGCTTGCACGGGCGCTCGGGGGTCGCTTCGCAGATGTCGCGGGTGCGCAGGAGGTCCTCGGTCCGCTTACTCCGCGTGCCGGACCTGTTTCGCGACGGGGGCAGGTCCGTGACTGCCTCGCAGACGTGACCCTGGCGCTTGGCGCCCGTCCTGTCCTCCATCCACTGAAGCGGCGCCCTCAGTGGGATGACGGGGGCGTTGCGGATCTTTCCGCCTGCGGCCTTGACGGCCGCCTCCGTCGCTTCCCGGATGACCTCCGAGGGCGTGGACCCCCTTGCGCTGGCGAGTGCTTCGATCTCATCCCAGACGGAGTCCGGGATACGGATGGTTCGCGGTGTTGTCACACCGTCCTCAAGTGACTTCATGTGAGTAGCATACAGTCCGTAGCAGACTACAT